CCATTATAAGAACCAGGAATAACCTCATAATCATAAACAGCTTTTATTTTATTAAGATTTTTAACGTCTTTAGTAAATAATTGGCCATCTTGTTTACGAGATACATATAACCCATCGAACCTTGCTAAGTAAGTTTCTTTAGGTATATATTCACTAATATCTTTCTTGGGTGGTAATTGCATCAATGTTACAAAACATATGTCACGTTCAACACATCTTTTAATCTGTGATTTAGACAACATAAAAGTGAAGCATGTATTCACGCCTTCTTGAATATTATTTTGTGTCACAGTCAATTCTAAAGGATAAATGTCTGGTAATATATGATTGTTAATAACATACACATGACCTTTAATACAAAATGCTTTAGCTTTACGTATCTTCATTGACTCATTATCTGTAAACTTAACACTTATATGCACCATATTATTAGAAATTCTAGAAATAAAAGTATCTATGTCAGTTTTACAAGATGAAAGTATAGTTGGTGTAACATCATCAACAGTACATTCATATGTATCACTATACCATACATTAACTTTTTCATTCTTAGATTCTGGAGCTACACCTGTCGAACTACCCACTCCTTGCATGTCACCTCCTAATTTACTTGGTATCAAATATTTATAAAGCTTATATAAACTTATTACACCAGAAATACCAACTAAAATTCGAGCTAAATTGCCTGGAGCAACTAGAGTTGAACTAATCTTATGACCTATGAGACGACATCCGTAACGTACAATCTTGGGGTGAGATAAAGCTTTACCAATTGCCATAAAAGTGAACTGATATCCTAAAATACGCCCCAATATCATATCAATAATAGGGCTTTGTAAAGCCAACCAAAATATCAACATATGAAGCTGTAACCAAAGTCTAAGAGTAAATTCACTCCACGTCCACGATAATGGATTTCTAGACCATTCCAAATATTTGCTCACCTTATCATTAACAACGTCAGCACTTTCACTTAAATAAGCAAGAGAATGATCACGCCACGCGGATGCATAATCTCTTATATGAGTGAAAGATGTATTTTCTTCAACATTATCAATAAACTCGGCTTGAAGTTGCATATTATTGGAACAATGCACACACAAAGTAGAAGGTTTATTATGGGGACACAATTTAATATTTTTAAGTAAATTGTCGTGTGCCATAGCTTTATGCTGAATACCATTTGTTTGAAAACTAATCTCATTAAACCAATCTATAAACAATGATATATCGGAAAAAACTTCTACTATTTTAAGTTGTGCAGTTTGACCAGTGTTGCGCTTAATTGATGCATCAGGTAAAACTCTCAAGATGGTAATAGTCCAATAATCAGGATAACTATCATCAGAGGTTTGAAGCTTTTCAGGCGCAATAGTCACACCATCGTTAGAATATTGTTGCTTTGGTACTAATCGTATGACAAACGGAAATCGTCTAGCAACAGCATAAGGACATGAAAAATAAGAATCTAAATTAAGATGTTCAGTATTAGTGGTTGCTACAACAAATTCAGCTTTAACAGGAGTACGTCCTTTGTCACACAAATCAGCTTGAGTCGGCACAAAAGGCACATTATTAATCACTTGCAACATTTCTATTAAGGAAGGATCTATACTAGGAGACTTATCTGGTTTCATGAAACCTATATCATCTAAATGTATGAACCATTGACTGGTATTAAAGTTGGTCCAGTATTGATCGAATGGATTTCTAACATATCTAAATTCGTCATCAATGGGAAGTGAATTAATTTTCCCATAGTGATAAAAAAGCATTTTGGTAAACGAACTTTTAGCTACGCAACTTCCTCCTGCCACAAGTAATGAAAAAGGTGCTCTACGTTCCTGCTGTGCTACTCTACGAGTCAATGCATCACCTTTTAGCAATCTTAAAGAAGAGAGAAGTTGACCCACATGAATTTTACCTAATCTATTTGAAAATGAGGTGTACTTATAAATGTGTTCTCCTTTCTCTATAGCGTCATTAAGATCACTAAGAAATTGCGGTAATG